TTCAATGCGGATCTGGTAATGCTGGGGCGCTTCTCCGTCCACTGTGGTCCAGATCTCTGCATCGCCGGGCACAATCTCCTGCGCAAAAGCGATCTCTGCTTCCGGGCCGGAAAATACAGTGCGTGTCCGGCCATAGACCCCGGTCTCGCCGTTGATGCAGATGCTGCCCAGCGCATGGGTGCTCAGAAAGCGGCCTTTCAGCTCACCCGGGCTGCCTACGGTGCCGCTGGTACACCCCACGATCTGGCAGGGGACGATCTCGCCGCTGCGCAGCGCAACGCTTTCGCCGGTATCACTGTCGCTGATGGGATGCCCCAGACCGGCAAACACCCCAGCATCGTTGTCCACAAAGGTCATGGTGCCTACGCCTGCGGAGGAATCACGCACCCACATCCCGGCGCGCCACTGCCCGGCGGTGCTGTCCCATGCGGGCGTGAGCTGAGTCTGGAACTGTTCACCCTCGCGGATATAGATCAGCCGCACCGGGGCGCCTGCTGCGGCTTTCAGTGCATCGTGCACCGCATCGTTGGTCTCGGTCAGAACGCCGTCCATGCGCACCACGCGGTCACCCAGCCGAAGCCCGGCTTTCTTGGCGGGGTTTACGGTGCCTTCGGCCGTGTTCAGATCGGAAAAGCCCACGATGAGTGCCCCCTCTGAGAACATTTTGACTCCGAAAGGCGTGCCGCAGACTGTGACAGCAGGCCGGGTCTCCACAAGGGCGCGCACGGTTTTGATGGGCAGCCAGCCGCCCAGCGACAAAGTGACCTGATAGCTGCCCACAGCCTGCGTGCTGGCGGCATTGCGGGAGCCGGTGCTGCGCAGAGGCTCGATGAAGGAAAAGCGGGGCAGGGAAAGGGACTGCCCGGGCTCCAGCAGGATCTCAGAGGGCAGACTGTGCCAGAGCCATCCCAGCGCGGCCAGAATGGCAACCAGAAGATAAGTTGCCGCAATGCGGAAAAAGCGGCGGAGTTTTGCTCTGCGCATGGGGACCCCCCTTCCGGCGTCGCAGAATGATACGACTGCCCGGCGATAGTATGCGCGGGAGCGGGTGAAAATATCAGTGCAGTGATTGACTTTTGTGCATGGAACTGATACTATATTAGAGCAGTTTCTTTAAAGTTGCACAAATACACATTTGCGGGTATGGTGGAATTGGCAGACGCGCAGGATTTAGGTTCCTGTGCCGCAAGGCGTGTGGGTTCGACCCCCACTACCCGCATAAGAGAAAAAGCACGTTGGTTCGTTCAGAACTGGCGTGCTTTTTCTTATCATGGTAACACTTTTGGTAACACTATTAAATTTTCAGACTGCTCTCACCGCCGCGTTGTACAGCATTTCCAGAAACTGCACCGCGCTGGGCGCACCGGTCAGCGGGTAGCCTGCCAGCTGCTGCACATAGGCGGGGTTTGTGTCCCACGCGGTTTTCGTAGCCCTGCGGATCGCGCTCTGGATCGCCTTAGGGTCACAACATCGCTGATCTGCGATTGGAGTGTAGATCTCTTTCTCCACTGCCTGCAGGCGGTCCTCCTGCTCATAGATCAGTTCGATACACCGGAGCAGGATGCTGTAGGCGCTCACATTGCGTGTAATGCCCATCGGGCGCAGCAGGTCATTGACTTGAGCGGACAAATCGGAAACGATCATAGTTGACACATCCTTTCTTTATGCGTCAACTCTAACCGAAAAGTTTTCAAAACGCATCAAATACGCCGAAATGTGTCGTTTTATGTCGCAATACGTCATACAAACAAAAACAGCCCCGAGAAACCGTCAGGCTCCCCGGGGCTGCTGCTATGTATAGCCGTTTTGGACTGGGCGGCTTACTTCCTCTGTGCCTTCAGCTTGTCGTAGGTCTGGTCTGCCTGAAGGGCAGCAGTGGTGAAGCTGTTGTTCTTCCACCACGCGACCAGCGCGGCCACGGTGGTGATGCCGGCGGTGACCAGCTGCTCCACGGTCTGGCTCTCGATGGGCAGCACGGGCTTGCCCAGTGCAGACAGCACCTGATTGGTCAGGGCCAGCAGCAGGCAGGCGGTGCGGGCAATGGTGCCTGCGGAGATGGTGGGTGCGTTGTAGGTATGTGCGTTCATAGTCAGTTCCTTTCTCTTTCGTGTTCGTCTGCTTCTAAATCAGCGATGCGGTGGTTGGCCACCTTCATCTGCTCTTCCAAAATAGGGACGCGGCGGGCAAAATTGTTGTGCTCCCGCACCTCGCGGGTCAGCTCCTCCAGCTTCGTTTCGGTCACGGCCTGCTGCTTGTCCAGCTTTGCATCCATGCTCTGGGCGGTGCGGTTGTTGGAGTAAATGACCCCCAGCAGGCTCAGCCCGCCGGTGATCAGCGCCACGAGAATGCTCTCAATCGGTCACACCCCCTCTCCATCTTCAGCGTCATCTTCCCACGCCTGCTGGATGCGCTGGCCGTTGGCACAGACCACATCCATGGTGGCGTCGGCCTGGATGTTCGTTGCGATCAGCGCCTTGTCCATCGTGTCCATACCGAAATAGCCGGTGAACACTTCACCCGTGGGCAAAGGTGCGGCTATCACGAGCTGACTGATTTTGTGCTCTTCCAGTGTAGCTAATACCTCGGAGAGCCACGATGCATAAGGTGCATCAGAGATCAGGTAACTTGCCATGCTGTCCCCCTTACTGCGTCCACCGGCTCTTGTTCGGGCGGGTGTCCACGTGCACCCAGCCCTTTGCCCGGCCTGCCTTGACCGGGTAGCGGCCCACGCCGCCCCAGCCGGGCATCAGGCTCTCGGCGTAGGCGGCCACAGCCAGCGGGTCGGTGTCCTGCACCTGAATGTCTGCAGCGCGTCCCAGCAGGTGCTGGCTGGATTTGGAACCGCCCACCTTTGCGTTGTGGCTGGCTGTGCGGTAGCCGCTGGTGATGGTCACGGGCTTGCCGAAGTGCTCCCGGATGCACTGCAGCAGCACCACAAGACCCTCGTCAATGAGGATGGTGTCGGTGCCGTCGCGGCAGCGGAACTCCCGCACACGGAATGCGGGGGAGAGCTGCTTTGCACCGTCCTTCTTCAGGCTGTACTGTTTGATTGCCATATGTATCACGTCCTTTCACGGGGTCAGGCCCCGATTTTCACGTTCTCTTTCAGCTCCTGATCTGCCTTGTCCTCAGCATCCAGAGCGTCGTAGTACGCCTGCGCAAGGGCTTCCACCTCTGCAATGTCATCCTCCGTCAGCAGGCCGCTGTCCAGATGGGTGTACGCCTTGTCCAGCCAGTATGCCACGTCACGCCTTGCAGCGATTTCCCGCTTGATGGAGCGCAGGGTCAGGTCATGCCGTGCTTTGCTTTTGATAGCCATGTGTCCTCCTTAGGTCATGGACGCGATTGCGTCCTCAAGATTTTTGACGACGAGATTTACGTCCCTCTGATACTCCAGCTTGACCCCCGCGCCGTCACTCGCCTGCACCACCGTGTCAGGGCCGTACGCTGTGAGGGCTTTGTAGGCGGCGATCTCGGCAGGGGTGAGCGGGGTTTCGATGGGAGCGTCGAGAACGTAGAATATAATGTATTCTCCTTCTTCCGGGTTTTTAGCGTCAATGGGAATGAAAGCCTGCACATTTGTTACGTCTACATAAAAGTGAATGGTATCGCTAGTGAACGAAACTAAATATGGCAATCTATTGCATAGGGCTTTTACTGTATAATCTCTAGCTTTGAGTGGCAACATAATCGAAAGTCGTTTTGTTACCGCAAGCTCAGTGGTACCTGTGATCTTACAGGTTGACAAGTCTACAGCGTTCACCCTCTGCACCCGCACGCCACGCGTCAAGTCCACCTCATCGCAAACCCACTGCTGGCCTGTGCTGTCAGTGTAGTTGCCGCCAGAGGTGACAGGGATGCCGGGTAAGCCGTTGGGAGTGGGCAGGGTGAGAAGCTGCTCACGGTAGGGGGAGTAGGTGGCAGGTTCACTCACTGTTGCAATGACTGGCGAGCCGTAGGGCAATCTCACTGATGAAAAATTGACACAGTAATACGCGCATTTCGCTGGCGTTTTAACTGTAAACTCAAATCCGGCAATACCGATTACATTCTTTTTTTCATCATAAAAACAACCGCCTTCTGTGTATACATTAAAGTGGTAAGTTGTACTCGGTAAGCACGGTTGAATGCCCGTTATCCAATAATTATTTGCACTATCTATCTCATAATAACCGGTTTCGACATTGAAACTCTGATATTTATTATTTTGGAACAGCGACGGGTTCAGCAGATTCTTCCCTGTCACCTTCACCGCCACGCTCCCACCGTCACCAGCGCTCACGATAGGCACAGGTGCATCCGGCGTGGGTGTGCCGTCCTGCGTGCTCCGACCGTACACGGTCAGGCCGCACAGGGGCGCAGGGAAAGCGTCGTCAACGGAGATGGGGTTGCCTATTTCACTGCCTGCGAGGATGTTCTGCCGCACCTTGACTGCGCTGATCGCGTCACCTGTGGCTTTTGCGTCAGCGGCTTCGCCCTCGTGGGTGAGGGTAGTGTCCAGTGCTACGGCAGGGCCGGTTTCGCCTTTAGGGCCTTGCGGGCCCTGCTTGCCCTGTGGGCCTGTTTCGCCCTGCGGGCCAGTGGCTCCGGTAGCACCAGTGGGGCCTTGTGGGCCTGTCTCACCCTGCGGGCCGACCGGACCGATGGGGCCAGTGTCGCCCTTGTCGCCTTTCTCGCCTTTGAAGTCACCGCTTGCGATGCCGTCCTTCAGCTCCTGCAGGCTGCCAGCGGCCTTCCGAGCGCTCTGGCTGGCATTGCCCGCACTGGTGGCG